CTAGGCAGGCATTCTTCGCCTTTGCGGAGAAAATACAGTCAATAGGTATTAATAGTCCATTACAAAGTCCGGTAAAAAACATTTCTGGTTCTGACATAATATTTCATGATTGGTTTAAAGGCGGAAAATTTAAGCATATAGCACATTTTGATTTAGGATTGAATAAAGATGGAAGCGATTTTTGTGGACTTGCTATCGGACATTTAGCCACTTTTAAAATGACTAGCAATGAAGTCAAGCCAGTTGTGCATATGGATTTGATGGTTAGGATAGAAGCTCCTCCAGGCGGAGAAATAATTTTATCAGATTTAAGAAAAATAATATATTACTTGCGTGACCAAAGAGGATTTGTCTTTAGAAAAGTAACATTTGATGGATGGCAAAGTACGGAGAGTATTCAGCAATTAAAAAAGAAAAGAATTAGAGCCGAAGTTATTTCAGTGGACAAAACAAATGAAGCATATGACGGTATGAAGGAAGTAATTTATGATGACAGATTTATCAGTTATTATTATCAGCCTTTTATTGACGAATGTTTAGAACTAGAACATACTGATAGTGGGAAGGTAGACCATCCCCCAGAAGGCTCAAAAGATGTTTCTGATGCTTGTGCGGCTGTAACTAGCCAGTTAATAAAAAGAAAAGGTGGAAGCACAATAATGGAAACTCCAATAAAATTCGAAGGACAAAGAATTATAAATACAAATAATAAATTCTATGAGCGAATCAAAGGAAAAACTAACCAAGGGACCTAAAGGTAAAAGAAAGACTAGAACATATAAAAAGAAAAATACCAAGTCCAAGGATAAAAAGACAATACAGATAGACAAAGATGTTTCTGCGAGTGAATATGAGGGAGAGTATAATGATATTAGATGGTTGTTACCAGATGGCTCTCCATTCATTCCTGATACATCGGGATTGAGTTTGGAAGATTATAATAAGATGACCAAGGACTATCAAATAGCTGCTTGTATTAATGTTATTTCTTTTACTATTCAACAAATTGATTGGGATATAAAATGCGAGAATGAAAAAATGAGAGAATTTTTATATTACGCATTTAGTAAAATTTGGAATCAATTAGTTCGTGCTTCATCTCAATCTTACTGGGCTGGTTTTTCTCCAATGATTAAAATTTTCTCCGAGGTAAAATATGGACCTCACAAAGGCAAAATTTATATAAAAAGATTTAAAGATTTACTTCCAACGTCTGTTAAAGTTATTCAGGATAAAAGTGATGGCTCCTTCAAGGGCATGAAATATAATAATAAAACCATACAACCTGAGTATTGCTTCTGGTATACTTTTTTAATGAAGAATAGTAATTATTATGGAACATATTTATTAGAAGCGGCATACATGCCATATTACTATTCACAGGTAGTGCATTTATTTGCTAACAGATATTATGAAAGATTTGGAGAACCAGTAGCCGTGGGAATGTACCCGCAGGATGCAAAGGTTAATGTTGATGGCACAGAAACAGATGCCGGCGATTTTATGAAATCAGTTGTTAGAAAATTGCGAAATAATTCATCATTGACAGTCCCATCAAATCGTGATGAAGATGGAAATCTTGAATGGGAAATAAAATTTTTAGAATCAAACATGCGTGGTGCTGATTTTGAGACTTACTTAAAACGTCTTGACATGGAAAAAGCTAGGGCAATTTTTGTTCCTGATTTATTGTTTGGTTCAGGAAAAGTTGGTTCATACAAACTTGGTGATAGACATACTAATACTTTTTTAACATTATTGAATTCTTTAATAGGGGATTTAAAAGACCATATTGATAGATATATTTTACCGCAGTTAGTAGAATATAATTTTGCTAATCCGGTTGAGGCTACTTGGTCACCTGAATTATTAGGAAGGTCTAATGTCGAATTATTAACTACTGTGGCTAGAGAAATGTTAAGACAAGGAATGGCTACTGTGGACGTTCGCGAACTTAGTAGACGATTAGGATTGACAATGGAGGAAGTTGAACAGGTTGTTGAGGATGATGATTCTAAGAAAAAAATAAAAAAAGATGGTCCTGGTAGTAAAAAAACAGCAGTAAAATCAAAGAGCCAAAAAGAAGCAGAAGAGGCAGCAAAAAAAGGTAAGAAGTTTAAAAAACAAGTAAAAAAAAACTCTATTTTTCAAAAGTACAATGGTAAAGAGTTGACAGAAAGAGAAAGTTCTGTTGAATTCGGAGTAATAGAGGAGGCATACAATAAAACTGAGGAGGAGTTGAAAAGTAGAATTCAAATAATATTAGATAAGCAAAAAAATCGAATAAAAGAAACTGTTAGTAAAAGTTATGATGGTGGTAAAGGAAATCCATCGGAAATAAGTATTGGATATAGAGGCTCGTATGATAAAGAATGGAAAGCAGCTATTCTCGCCCTTTACATGGCTGGTGCTGAAAGTGAAATAAAGAGAGCTGATATAAAAATCAAAAAAACAATTACTAAAAAGGAAAAAGGTTTCTTAGACAAGAATGCTGAAATTATTTCTAAAACACAATTGGATGATTTGGAAAATAAAATTAATCAAAAAATATTAGAAATAAATGATTTGAATGTTGGAAAAACAGCCGCGATAGCAATGATAAGTTCAATCTTCTTGATTTTTGAAGCTAAGAATAGCTCACTTGATAAGTCAATACAAAGAGCGGTTGTATGGGGAGTAAGACAAGGAAAAGTAGCAGTTGCCGAGCGTTCTTCTAAAAAAATAGTAGGCAAGGTTTGGTCGTCAGTTTTAGATAGCCATGTTTGTCCGTTATGTGAGTCACTAGATGGCATGTTTATGGAGGCAGGTACTAGGGAATTTCATTCATTTATTGCTCCTGTCCATTGGAATTGTAGGTGTGAAGAGATGTTTGTGTACGATGATGATAAAATGAAAGAGGATGAAAAGGAATTTAAAATGCCTAAAAAAGATGTAATTAAGAAATATGGTGGTTTATTGCCACCAATAAAATAATTAACTAAAGGAGTCTCGTATGATTGAAGACCCAAAAGACAAAAAATTTGACCATCGCTGTTTTTGCCGCGGGAATCCTCTGTTAGGCAAAGTTGGCAATGATTATTATGAATTTAGAAATTCACATCCGCCATTCTTCATCAGGTTTTATGGTGAAGGAAAAGTTGAAGTTGAATGCAAAAGATGCTATCGCATTCATAAATATTTTTTACATGACTTGAGGGAGAAATTGAAAAAAGAAAAAAACTTGACACCTTTAGGTAAAAAATAATATAATAAAAATATAACATCAACGAACTGCAAGACAGTCTATCTTATTTAGACTGTCTTGTTTTTATACCATAAGCTGGTATTCATTAATATAAAATTTAAAGTCAACTATATGCCAATTTATAAACCAAAAGAAATTTTTAGAATTTATACAACCGCCGAGGGGTTTAGTAAAAATAACGGAAAAGAATTGAAGGGAGTAGAAATTTTTAAAGCCGGTACTTATCGCGGTAAAAAATATACCAATAAGGACATTGACCAAATGGTCAAGAATTTTAATCTTTTAAAAAATAAGAAAATCTTTCCAAATGTTCCTATCAGAGTTGACCATTCTACATCCGCATCTGATTTAGCCGGATATATTAAAAATGTTCGCCGTAAAGGAAATAAATTAATTGCTGATATGGACATTACTGAGGAAGAGGTTTATAATAAGATTAAGCGTACAACACTAAGAAGTAGGTCAATTGAGATAGGCACATATGAGGATAATAAAGGTAACACTTATTACCCTATAATTTATGGAGTAGCTTGGGTTGACATCCCACAGGTCGAAGGTCTAGCTCCCGTTTTTGCTGCCGCCTACGGCAAGGACACAAAAATTATTAATTTAAACGAACCTAACAATATGTCTAAACCAAAAGACGAAAAATTGAACAAAGATGAAAAATTGGAGAAAGATAAAGATGGGGAAGATGATAAGGAAGAAGATGACAAAGACGGTGATGGAAATGACGGAGACGGTGGCGATGACAATAAAGACGGAGATGGGGAAGATGACAAAGACGGTGATGATAAAGATGGTGACGGAGAAGAAGGCGATGGCGATGGTGACGGAGAAGAAGGTGATTCTGACGAGAGTGAGGATGAAGACGAAAATGAGGATGAAGACGAAGACGACAAAGATGGGGATGATAAAGATGGTGACGATAAAGACGGTGATGATAAGGATGGGGACGATGAAGATGGAGATGATGATGACGATAAAGACGGAGATGGCGAAGATGATAGTGATAAGTTAATTAAAGACATTGATGAAAAAATTAAAGGTGGGGAAGATGGTGCCTTCGTTGATGAAGAAGGTTTTCAACAAGATTTCAAAAAGGTCATTAAAATGGCTAATGATTTGAAAGTTTCCCAAATTAACAAAATCATCGAAAGTCTTAAAACCGTCACAAAGTCATTAATAGATAAAGGAAAATATTATTCCGCTACTCGCATTGGTGAATTATTGTCTTCACTTGAAACAATTCTTTCACCTTCATCTGGAATTTATGAAAAAAATTCCAAAGATAAATGGAGTGAGGATTATATTAATGAACTTCCTGATTCTGCCTTTGCTGTCATCGAACCAGCATACAACAAGAGTAAGATTACCGACAAAAACGCTCGCCATATCCCTTATAAGGATAAGGAGGGTAAAGTTAGTCTAGCTCACTTGAGAGATGGTCTAGCTGATGCTGGTAACATAAAACCAATTTCCGATTCAATCACCGAAGCAGATTTACAGACTCAGGCTAAAGAGAAGCTAACCAAAATAGGTAAAAGATATTTAAAGCAGTCTAAATTTACCAAGACGGTTTCTGGGAAATCAGGTAAATTTGTTCAATTGCGAAAACAGGATTTTGATTCTTTAATCAAGGATTCTGAGGTCGCCGACACTTACCGCGATAAATTAGCGGTCGAGCAATCTAAAACTAGAGAGCTCATGATAGAATCATTTAGCAAGAGTGGTAAAACTACTCCTGCAATGAAAGCTATCGAGATTCAGCTTTTGTCCACTCTTTCTGATGAACAGTTGGAGCTTTACAAACAGGTTAAGGAAGCAACTCCGAAAATCATTAAGTTTAATGACGAACAAGTTGTGACTAAATCTGAAAAGCCAACTGGAAAGTCGAGTTCTGATAAAGAGGCAGAACAAGGTGCTGATGACTTTATTAAACGAACTGACCCAGTTCAACCTGATGATTCTGACTCTGAATCTGATTCCGATAAGGACGAAGATAAAGATGATGAATAATCAGTAAAATTACTTTTATGCCTTATTTAAGCGAAACGACTGGCAAAAAAAAGAATGAATATTTAAAGTCTCAAGAAGGGGTTTTCCTTCCTATTACTTTAGCTGCGGGTGTTGTAACCGCTGATGCGGATGGTAACAAAATTATCATTCCTGGTACTGTATTAGCTATCATTGCTTCTGGAAGTGATGCTGGTAAGTATGGTCCTTATAGTTCAACTGCGACCGATGGTCGTCAGACACTAACAAACATCAAATGCGTTTTAGACACTTACTCTAATTTAAAGGATTCAGACCTTGAAGTAGGAGGCTGTTACGAGGGTCATGTTATTGAGAGCAGAGTTACAAGCAATGGAACATTAGGAAGCGTTGCTTCCAATGTTAAATCAGCTTTACGTTCTGTCACTTCTGACATACATTTTCACTAAATCATAATCATATGGTAGATAGAACACCCCCATTACTGCAAAAGGCTACTATGACCAAAGTGGTTCGCAAGATAAAAATTGCACCACATATTGGTCAGGAGCTTTTGCCGTTCAAACCGGTGGCAACTGAAAAATTGATTTGGGATGTACTAGAAGCTGACATGGGAATGGCGAAATTTGTTGCTCCTGATGCGGAATCACCAATGGTAGATAAGGAAAAAATCGACCAGATGGTTGCTACTATTGCTTCCATTCGTGAAAAGGAAAGATTCATTGAATCTGACCTTCGAGCGATGCGAGAAGCTGGCAAACTACCTGTAGTCGAGGACAGTCCAAGTCTATTAGGTGCTTTACGTGCAGAAGCGGAAGGCAAACTTCGTACCTCATTAACACGGCTTAAATCTAGGGTTGCAAATCGCATCGAGTGGATGCGTTGGCAAGCGATATTGGGAGAAATTACTTATAATGATGGCGATGTCATCTTTTCTGTAAACTACTCAATTCCTGCTGACAACAAAGTAACATTATCTGGCACAGAGATGTGGAGTGATACTACTAATTCTGACCCTGTAAAGGACATCAATGATTGGATTGATACCTATATAGAAACTAACAAAGGTCTTGCACCGACACGTATGTACTTGTCACGTAAGACTCTTGGTTATTTAGCTCAGAATGAAAAAGTTCGTTCTCTATTGAAATTTAGTGGTCACATGAACACAGATGCTTTTGGTTCGCCAAAGCAAGCTATCAAGTTGATTACTACAATGACAGATATAACAAAGGTTATTCCTTATGACTCTTTTTACGAGGACTCTTCTGGCGACAGCCAGAGGTTCTTACCTCAGAATAAAGTTATATTGATGCCTGAGCCTGTTACTAACGGAGAATCATTAGGCGATGTCGCCGATGGTCCTCATCCACACAACAACTATAAAACTGGTCTCTATACTTGGAAACAAGTAAAGAAGGACCCTTACACTACATTTATAGGTGTTGGTCGTGAGTGCTTCCCTCGTATTCTACATCCGGAATGGATATTCATAGCTACTCCGTATAGTCTTTAAGGAGTGTGAGTCATACTCTATTAATCAATGACTCAATGGTTTCGGGCTTTTACCTGAAAGTGAAGCCCGAATTTTCAGGAAATCATTAAATAATAAAAAACATATGTCTATTAAAATAGATATTCATCGCAAATCACGTGTTTGGAAAATAGGAAATGACCAAGGAATTTTTTACGGAAAATTTGATGAAAATGAAATCCCAAATATATTTGGGGCTGGTATTTTAGCTGACAATCCAATTGATGATAGAAAAGTTTCTGAGATGCTAAGTTCTGTAATAGACGGAAAATTCCATGACCAACTAACGGAAATTGCGTTGGTAATTAAATTAAGAATCAATGCCTACCCTGTTATTAAGGCAGAGATAGAAGCATTGATATAAGTTAAAGATAAAGTTATGAGCCTTGAAAAAATAAAGTGTCTTCAATGTGGAAAAGTGTCTGAGGGTAGACCAGGGAGAAAATTTTGTAACAAAAAATGTTACGATATTCATACCCATTCCAAGGAGCAGACCGTAAAAAAAACAATTGAATCTAAAGCAAAAATAGCGGTATCTAAATCTAACCGAGTTTGTGAGCATTGTGGATGCAATTTCAGAATAAATTTAGACAAGATGAGGTGTAGTGTTAGGTTCTGTAGCGTTCTATGTCGTAATAGATATTTTGCAAATAAAAAAAGGAAACCGTTTACGAAATATACTTGTAAAATTTGCAAAAAATCATTTCTCTCAAAAGAGGACAATAGAGAAATATGTTCGAAGAAATGTAATGATAAAAATTTGAAAAAAGTAAATGACGATGAAAGAATGGCATACTTACAGGATAAGCACAGAAAAAAAACTAAGCATATTAAAATGCTAAGAGGTGAAAGAAAGTATAGACCTAGAGAAATATTAAGTTTAGTTAGAAAAGCTGGGATAGATTTTGAAGATGAATTAGCTGGTCAATATCCGACCGCGATTGAATGGGTGAAAGTTGTTAAAGGTAGCCCATCCATAAAATATATAGTTAAGTCTTTTGGAAGCTGGAGTATCATGTTGAAAAAATTAAAAGAGCTTCCTCCTATCCATCAATATGGATTAAAAAGACATCGTATAAAACTAGAAAAAGTAGAGGATTAATTAAAGTTAAAGTTAAAGATATGAACATTTTATTTGTCGCCGATAATAAAAAAGGCACAGGATTTTATAGAATGATGATGCCGGCTAACGAAATTAGAAAAGCTAATTTAGCTGGTGTCAGATTAGTATTTGCTGCTGAACAAGCTGACGTTGAATGGGCTGATATAGTAGTCGTGCAAATGCCTTATCATCAATCAATGTTTGAATTGTTTGATTGGGCTAAATCAATTGGTAAAGTGATGGTTTATGAAATAGATGATTATTTGCAAGGCATTGACCCATCAAATCCATCTTATCGAATTTGGAATAGTACAGGACCGCATTTACAGCGTGCCATGGCATTGTTAGAAAAAGCTGATGCAGTTACGGTTAGCACTGACAGACTTCAACGCGAATACGCTCCATGGAATTCTAAAATATACGTCATTCCAAACTTCTTGGAGAAAACATTATTTCCAGATAAGTTACCAGTAAAAAAGAGTAAGACTATAACAATTGGTTATACTGGAGCGGCTTCTCATCAGAAAGATTTAGAATTAGTAGATGATGTGATAACTAAATTCTGTCAGAATCACCCAGAAGTTACTTTGAAGCTATTTGGCATTGAGCCAGAAAAGGCTTTCAAAAAAATACCGCGGTACGATGGAAAATGGAATGGCACAAAAATTAAACATCAATTAGAGGTAATTAAAGGATGCGATATTACGAATTATTTCCATAAATTAAGTATGCAGGAGTTCGATATTGGCATAGCTCCGTTGGTAGATAATTCATTCAATTCTTGTAAATCAGATTTGAAGATTAAAGAATACGGTTCGCTAGGAATACCGGTTGTCGCATCAGATGTTTATCCTTACAGAAAAATAGTTCAGAACGGAAAAAATGGATTTTTAGCTGGTTCTGCTGATGAGTGGTATAAATCGTTAGAAATTCTAGTAAAGGATGTTAAGAAGAGAAAAGAGATGGGTAAAAACAACCTTCAAATGGTGGATAAGGAGGCGTGGATACATGATAATGTCGCAATTTGGGTAAACACGTATCAAACGATATATAACAACATGCTGAGGGCGGCTGGAGTAATGCCGCAATAGGTCGGCTTAGCAATAATAGTTATTATATAATTAATTTAGAAAGACTAAATCTATGGCTGCAATATTCAAATGGGCTCAACGGTATGGTGCTCCAGCAGGAACGCTTTCAGAGCTAGGACCATCAGGAAATTTGTTTAATTTCAAAAATGCTGATGATGCGACTGCTGCTAATTACACTACATATCCTATTACCGCGGGTCGTAATTCATTCGATGTTTGGTTACAAGGAAAATTTACTGGAACATTTAATAAAGTCCAAAATGTACAATTTTGGAAGTCTTCCGGTGCCTATGGTGCTGGTGAAGTAATCCAATGGGACCCTGCTACGCCTAATGCGTATGCTCAACCGGCAACCGGTGCTATCGGTGGTGGTGCAAACATACCATCTGGTGACCCTGGTTCTGCGAATGTTTCTATCGGTGCTGCCGCTCCTTCCGCTTCTGAATTAACCGCATCTGGTTACTCAGATTACCTTGTCTTGCAATTACAGACAACAACTGGGGCAGAAGCCGGTGATACTAATACATTTTCTTACACCATGCAATATGATGAAAACTAAAATTTCATTATAATAATTTGACTAATTAGTCAACCAACAATATGAGCATAAGACTAAATACAATTAGCAGCCATAGCTGGGATTCCTGTAATACAATACAGAACTCCAGCTTTATTGTATTTAATTTATTAAGTTAAAGTTAAAGTATGAAAAAATTACATTTCCATTGGATTGCCTATTATAAAGATGGTAAAACATTAAAACAATTCAATGATGAAGGACAAGAAAATTTATTTACAGAGGTGGATAAATTTCCTGAAAAATTTGAAAAATTTGAGTTAGTTAATGTTTTAGATAATTCTATAACTCACAGCGTAAATTTGATTAATGGTGATTTGAAATTTAATGGAGTATTAATAAAAAATAATATTGATTTATCTGAGGTAGATAAAATTAAATGTATATATTTTAGACGTTGCCAAAGGATGATGAATAACGCAGGAGAAACTGAATCAATAAAGATAGCATGTTATTTACTTGGTTGGCAGACAAATATTAAGGGAGCTAATATTAAAAAAGAATACATTATTTTTCCCGATAATTCTATTCAGGAAGTAATGCAAAAATATAAGAGACAAATAAAATCGGTTGGTAATATTAAAAAATAAATAAACGCGTATGTTAAGGTCAACAACTCTAAGATACATAGATAGCTTTATAAGTTATTTTTGGACAAAAATATCAATGACAATTCCGGTTACTTTCTTTATCTTTAATGAAGAACAATTTCTGATATTGTATGGAT